TGGTAGGACAAGAGCGCAATCCGCTTCCGAACTGTCGAACCGAGCTTCGAGTGTCTGAAGGGCGAGCGCGCGGCCCAGCCATCCGTCAGGGCCGTCGATATGGCCGGAGGCGGCAGCGAGCATCCCCTCAACCTTCAGCTGCTCGGCGGCATCCCCGCTTAACTCCAGATGCGCGTCAGCATCTTCCCACGTCACGACCGGCGCGGGAGCTTCAATGACGATGACGCGCATCCTGGCTTACTTCTCTTCGACGAGGATATGGAACTTGCCCGTTTTGGCGTTTCCCCCTTGGGCAAGCACGATCTTCACACGGTCGCGGAAAAGGCCGATCCGTGCGCTCTGGGGCGTGCCACCGGCCGCGTAGAGCAGCGCCGCGCCAACCTGTGAATGCGTCGGCTGACGCGGTGCGCGCACGGCGGCGGCGGCGATATTGGACTCGGTCCAAATATTGATGCCGGTCTCTTCTCCGGTAATCGTGAAATCGACCGTGTTGGCGTAGGGATTGGTGCCGTCCGGCACATATTCGATCTGGTGGACCTCGCCCGAGATTCGCGGGGTGTAGCCGGTCGCCGAACCATCGGCTGCCGTCGTGATCGTGACGGGATAACGCTTCATGTCGTCCTCCTAAGATGGCGCGCGAGCGCCGGGGGCGGCCTATTCGGCCTTCGGCTTCTCAGCCGTCTTGTCGGCCGCCTTCGGGGCGACCTTGTTGCGAGGCGTGCGAGCCGCTTTGTTGGCGATCGGTTCGATTTCCTGTTTCACCTCGGAAACCTCCGTTTCATCGCGCTCGGCGTCATCGGGATGCTCACCGTCTTCGTCGATGATCTCGACGAGACCGACCGCCTGCAGCTCGGCCGCGCGCGCCCGGGTGACGCTATGGACGCTGCCGACGAGGACGTTTTTGTCCGCGTCGGAGCCTTCCGCGCCCGAATAGTCGCGGAGAACCTTGATTTTCATGGGGGATATCTCCTTTTCAGACCGTCGGGAGCGGCGGTCTGAAAAAGAGGGCGGCCGAAGCCGCCCCCTCCTCAATCGGCTGTGCAACCGGTCAGACGTTGCCAAAATCGCCGTAGATGAAGCATTCGGGGCGGAAGACCGCGAGACCTACGCGCTCTTCGCCGCGGATGGTGACGAGGTTTTTGATGAAGTTGTCACGATCCTCGGTCGACAGCTCGACGCCGGCATCTTCACGATCGAACAGCTGCGCGCCGAGCTTGAAGGCGCCCGTCAGGAACTTGTCGACCGTCATGGCCGGGGTCTCGACCACCGGCAGACGCCACAGCGTGGGTGTCGTGCCCGACTGCGGGTTGCCGATGATGTAGCGGCCCTGGCCATCCTTCAGCGTCTCGATGCGCGCCCAGTCGATCGGATTGAGCACATGACCGGTGGCCGGATATTCCGCCAGGACAGCCTGCAGCATCGCGTAGCGAAGCTGATCGAGCATATTGTCCTCGATCAGCCCGCCCGGAGCCGAATAGGCCGTCGCCTGCGGAATGATGCCGAGCAGGTTGGAGCCGGTCCCGTCGCCCTTCAGCAGCTGTAGCTCCTCGACATAGGCAAGGCCGTAGCGCAGGCGGCCGTCGATATAGCTCTGCAGCATCGGCGCGTCGCCCAGGATCTGCTTCGATGCCATGACGAAATGCGCGATGGTGGCGACGGGCAGGGTTTTCAGATCGAACTTCAGCTCCGACTGGCCCTTCTGTGTGCCTTCCGCCGCCGTCGCCGCATTGTTGGTGAAACCGGTCTCCTGAACGAACTGGATCGCGTTCGAATTGGTCCGGCCGGGGCTGATGAGATCGCGCACCGTCATGCGGCGCTCGGGCGGCGCGACGATCCCAGTCTGGCGATCGGGAATGATGAGATCGCCGGCCGAGCCATCGGCGTCGGTCGTCAGCGACGTGATGATCGCCTTCGTGTCGAACCGAACCGAGCCTTTCGACGGCGGCTTGTCCATGAAGGCCTTGATCGCGTCATTCTCGATCACCAGGTCGCCGACCGATTTGCGGCCGGGCTGCTCCGGTTCGCCACGGCGCGCCAGCTTCTGCTCGATCTCGGTCATGGTCGCGGAAAGCTCGTTGAACTTGACCAGCGCTTCGTCGGCGGCTTCCTTCGCCTGCTGGGTGAGCTGCTCCCCCTTCTCGAGACGGCCTTTCGCATCCTCGGCGAATTCCTTGACCTTGTCGGTCGCGGCCTTCAGCTCGCGGGACAGCTGCTTGATATCGGGCTCGGCACCGCCGTCCTTACGGCCATATTCGCCGCCGCCGGGAAGGCCTTCCAGTATATTCGGGGTCTTCATGATGGGCTCCTTCAGAGTTGGGGCAGGTCGAAGCCTGCGATTGCATCGGAAATGGATTTGAAATCGCCGGCACCCTCGGACTCGCTCCGGAGCAAATGGCCCAGGCCATGGCTGGCGATCGCCGCGGCTTGGGATTTCGAGAAGGGGAAAGCCTCGCGCAGTGCCTTCTCGAATTCTGGAAGCGTGGGGAGCTGGCCCCGCTCAAGCTTAAACTTCACGGCCTCGACCCGCGCATCATCCTTGGCGGGAAAGGTGACCAGGCTGACCTCGACCAGGTCGAGCTTGATCAGCGTGCGGATGCCGGTTTTTTCGTCATAGCTCGCCTGCCGCACCCAATAGCCGATGGATAGGCCAGTGACGGCGCCGGCCTTCAGCAAGGCATAGGCCTCGCGCGCCTGGGCAACGTCTTCGATGAGAAGCCGGCCGCGAACCTTCAGTCCGTGATCGTCTTCCTCGATCAGCTCGTACACGCCGATCGGCTCGGACGCGCGATGCTGCCACAGGATCGGGACGATTCGACTCTTGGCCTTCAGCTCCTTCAGACTTTCGGCGAAAGCCCCTTTGGCAACCACCTCGCCATAGCTGTCGGGATCTCCGCCAAAGACCGAGCCGTATCCCTCAAACGTACCATCTTCATTGATCGAATCGGCTTTGATCGACAGGCTGAAATCACGAACCTTCAGCTGCCCGTGCTTGAAGTGCATCAGCATCCTATGCGTCCTCGGTTTCGCGTTCCGCCGTTTGGGCGGATTTTGGGTTCAGGTCGACGCCGAGCCACGCGAGCAGAGCATCGCGCGCCTTCTGGGCGCCGGTCGCGGTGACCTCGCCGAGCTTGGCGACGGGAATCATGTTCGACTGCACGGTCAGGTCATCACCGCCCTTGAGAGGCGGCAGGTTTTCGAGACGACGGACCTCGTTGCGGGTCATGATCCCGTTCTGGACCATCTGCGAATAGAAGGCGGCGCGCGCAGCGCTATCTGCCCGCAACAGGCCCTCGAAATTGAACTCGACCGTGATCGTCAGGCGCTCGGCCGCGGTTAGCAGCTGCTTCATCACCGCCTGCTCGATCCGCTTCAGTCGCTCGCGCAGCGTGAAGATCAGGAAGCCGATTGTCTGCTGTTCGAGCCCGGTGCCCCAGCTCGTCGTCTTGCTGGTGTGCCCGATCATATGCGGCGGGACACCGAACCAGCGGCAGCAATCCTCAACCGAGAAGTGCCGGCTCTCGATCATTTGGCCGTCGACCGGATTGATAGCCAGCGCCTGCCAGCCAAGGCCGGCTTCCAACACGAGCGGACGCCCGTTATTGTCGCCGGCCAGGGGCTCGACGACATATTTGTAGATATCTTCGCGCTGCTCGGGCTTCAGCGTGTGATTGTCCTTTGTCGACAACACGCCCGAAGGGCGCAGGCCGTTCTTGTATATCTGCGCTGCGGCCTCATCGGTCGCCATCGCCAAACCGAACGATTGCCGGCCGAACGTCAGCGTCGACATCCCGCCGAGTGGCGCGCCGCCGAAGCCGCGAACGTGGAACATTTCATTCTGCGACAGTTCAATCGTCTTGCCGGCATCGACATAGCGATAGCGGATCGACCCGTCTGGCATCCTACGCGCCTGGACAATCTCCGGCCGGATCGGCGTAAGCGCGACGATCTTGCCGCGCACGCCGCGCTCGATGCGGGCGAAGGCATTCCCCCACAATTCGAGCGAGACGTTAATGAACTGCCAGAAATCGAGCGCGCTCTGATCGGCGTTCGGGCTGTTGTGCAGAAGCCCGTAGAGCGGATGATCCTTGGCGACACGCCGACTATCGTCGGCCTGGTCGCGATACACCATCAGCGGCAGGGACGATATCGTGCCAGCGAGCAGCCGGGTGCAGGCCCAGACCGTCGACAGCGTCATGGCGTTGGACGCGTTGACCGTCTTCCCGCTCGAACTGACCGAGGCGAAAACGCCCTTCCAACCCTGGGGATCGAACAGGGTGAGCGCGCGCCGCCACATCGCAGCAGCCTTTCGACGCATGCTCATGCTGCCCGCGCCTTCATGGCCGAAAGATAGTCATCCATCCCGGCCTCCTCTTCGTTGAACAGGGCCGCGCCGACCGCCATGACGGCCGCGGCGATGCCGTCGACCTTTTCGGCGGATCGCTTTTTCGCGACCATGAAATTCAAGTTCTCGTCGAAGCGCACGACGGCGTTGCCAGCCATCCAGCGCAGCACCGGATGGCCGCCATGATCGAGCACGCCCGCGAACACGAGGCGCTCGAACTGTTTCGTTGGCTCGCCGAGCGTTTGGATACCCTGCCGCATCGCGAGCAGCTGCTCTGGCTCGACACCCTCGGCCTGCAGATCCGCGACCAGCTTGCCCGCATTCCAGGGATCGTAAGCCACCTGCTGCACATCGAAGATTTCGAAGCCTTCGAGCACCGCGCGCATGACGAAATTCTGGTCGACGAAATCGCCGGGCGTCGTCTCCATCGCGCCCGCCTTGACCCATTTGTCGTACGCGACGCGATCGTTCTTCACCCGCTCGGCGAGCGTATCTTCGGGGACCCAGAACCGGCACAGCATCCGCCATTGCGGATCCTCGGCGGTCGGCGGAAAAACCCAGACCAGCGCCGTGACGTCGCGGGTCGCGGATACGTCGATCGCGCCCCATGCCGGCCGGCCCGCATATTTCGCCGCCTCGGCTTTCCAACCCTGCTTGTCGTCCGCGCAGGCATCCCAGCGCTTGATCGGTAGCCATCTGACCGTGGCGTCGATCCACTGGTTCAGATGGTAGCAGCGGAAATGTGCTTCGGCCCTCGGATTCTCCTTCGCCATCGCCGCCTCGCGGCGGAGGAAGGCGATCGTCGGCGACAGGCCGAGCGAGGGATTGGCCTTCCCCCAGACGGCCTCGTCTTCCCAATCGTCATTGTCGTTGGCGGCGAACAGCACCACCAGCGTCGTCGGATCGGGCGTCCGACCTTCGAGGATCGCGAGGCTCTCCTCCCACAGTTCGACGCCCGTGGCGTTCGTCTTCAAGCCGGCGGTCGAGGCGTACAGCTCGATCGGCTGCAGGCGGGCGCCGGTGCCCTGCCGCAAGGTCGTCTCGACCGTGCGGCTGCGCCACTCGTGCATCTCGTCGCCAACGATCACGGTCGGCGATTTGCCGTGCTTGCCTACCTCGGCCCCGGTCAGAAGCTCGAACAGCGCGGCGCACGGCTTCAGGTAGATCGACTTTTTGTGCGCCTGGACATCGCGCGCCAGGCGCGGCTCCAGCGCCAGCATGGCCTTCATTTTGTTGAAAACCATGAATGCCTGTTTCTCGTCGCGGGCGAACACGAAGCCCTGCCCGCCGACGACCCCTTCGAGCGCCCAGAACAGCAGGGCGAGCGCGGCGAGGAATTCCGACTTCCCGTTCTTGCGCGGCACCCACAGCATCATCCGGCGGAACAGCCGGACATGCAGCCACTGCGTTTCGTGCGTTTCCGGGTCGAGCACCTCGACCGGGGTTTTCCATCCGACCAGCAGCCGGACGGTGATTTCCTGCCAGCGCGTCAGCCGGAATACCTTGCCGGCGAACCGATCCTCGGTCAGCCGGAAGATCTTCGGCCAAAGCTCCACGACTCGATCAGCCTTGGCGTGATCGAACCATGCGCCCGGCTCGGCCGATGCCGACTGCCAGGCGCTCCGCGCCCAATTGTAGATCTCGTTATCGTTGACCGCCGTCAGCCATTCAGGCGCGTCGGTATCGATCCATTCCGGCCGGGCGGCCATGTCAGTTCATTCGGGCAGGCGGCACCGAATCCATAGCGGCCAGCGATCCGATCAAGCCGATTTCACCTTCCTCTTCGGCCGGTGCGGCGGCCTCGGCGGCATCCGGGCGCGGCGCCTGACTGTCGCCGCGATCGAACAGGCCGGGGTTCTGCGCGGCCGCGACCGCCTGATCGCGGAACAGCGAATATTCGTCGGAGGGCGTCAGACCAAACCGCTCGCTCAGCTTCAGCACCATGTCGAACGCGCGGTCGCGGATCGCCACGATCGGGCGGATGCGCTCCATCATGCCACCCGCCACCGTCTTGACCCGCTGGGTATGGCCGTTCTTCAGAACGTCCTCTTTGGCAAGCACCCACTCGGCGAAGTAAACGCAGAACAGTGCGAACATCGGACGATGCTGCGGCTGCAGCCGATGCGTCGATCGCAGCCGCGGCGCGAGATCTCGCCACACCGCGACAGCCGGCGCCGACCCGTCGATGATCGGAGGCGCCGCGAGCGGATCGCCAGCGGCCGGTGCCTGGGCGAGCAGCGCCGCGACCCGCTCGGCCTCTTCCATCCGCTTCGCAACCGCCGACTTGCGACGGCCCGGATTGCCCATGGCCTCTTGGAGGCCAGGTGCGGCGGGCTTTCGTCCGCGCATATGTACCTCCTTAAAAAAACTTTCCCGCCAATTCCGCGCCGAAAAACTCCGTGCTGCGGACCGGTCCACGGCGGCGGGGCTATGGACTTTCGACCCGCCCCCCCTCCATCGGCGGGCGGCCGAGGCGGGCGGCGAGGCGGTCGAGGGCCTGCCGGCCCTGCCGCTCGATCGCCTGCTTGAACCCGCTATGGCAGGGGCCGCACGACGACACCCACCACGCCTGGACCCAGAACACGCCGGCATATTGCCGATGCGGGTAGAGATGATCGACCAGCGCGGCCGCAGCCACGCGCCCGGCCATCGCGCAATATTCGCAGAGCGGGTGCTCGCGCCGATGCGCCGCCGAGGCAGCCGCCCAACGCGCATCATATCCGCGCTCCCGCGCCGTCCCTCTCCGTCGATCGACATCCCGCTTCGATCCTGCCGCACGCGGCCGGAAGGTGGCTGGCCGTTTCGGCATGGCGCCCCAAAAAGCACCGCGCCCCGCAGGCACGGGGCCAAGCGGGGCGCGGTAGTGTGGGTTCAGAGAGGATGCCTAGAGAAGCTATGCCGTGACCCCGTTCGAGGCACCGGCAATAGGCTCGCCCAAGCGTAGCAATCTATAAGCCCAAAAAGGTGGAGAAACGGACATGCAAAATTTCATGCCCGGCCTGTTTGTTCGCTTGACGCGCTGGAAGCCAAGGAAATACGCGCGTTTAGCATGCGGCAAACGTCCGTGATGGCACGCGAATAGCGCTTCCGCAGGCCCTCGGTCGTGAAGCCGCAGGCCTTCCCGCCCATCCGTCGATGCACCGCAGGCCAATCGATCCGCGCCCGATCGCCGCGCGCCAGTTGCACGAGACCGAGCCCCAGCACCCGCCGCGTATCGCCCGATGCCACGGCCGATGCCACCCAGCCCATCGCCTCGTCGGCGTCCATCACCTCGGCGCGCGTCAGCGCGCAGGTCACCATGGCCCGATCGTCGCCGTCCGCATCCACGGCCTCGGGTCGCACCTGCCGCCACAGCGACATGCTCTCGACCCGCAGCCATGTCCGCTCCCGATCGCCGGAGCGCAGCAGCACGCCCATCGCCTCGACAAGGCGATCCTCCGCCATCTCGAACGTCCAGAAAGCCTCGTCCGGTGCGGCCCCGGTGCTGGCATGTTCAGGGTCAGGGTGCATGGGAATATCCTGTTTGAAGTTGGGAGCTTTGTTGGGAGGATTAAGGAAAGAAATATCAGTAACTTAGATGGATACAGGGACGATGGGAGCGAATATGCGGGTCGTCTCGGGTGCGCGCCCGCGCCCGCATTACGTGACCAAAGGACAAAATGGCTCCCAAACTCCCACAAGCTCCCGCGAGCCCGGAAAATAGGGCTTTGATCGGATAGGGCATCCTCCCGCGCGGGGGAGTGTGGGAGCTTAGAGCGGCCAATCGTCTAGGCCTCCATTGTCCTCGGGCAGGGGCGCGGGCGCGGCCGAAGCACGGCGTGGTTCGGGCAGATCGCGGGTCACCGGCTTGCCATCGGCGTCAGTGAAATCGCGGGGCTCGTAGAGCGTGGCAATCTCATCCCACACCATCGAGCTGGACTTGCGCTTGTGGAACCGCCGCTTCTCCATCTGCTGGGCCAGATATTTCGGCGACCAGGGCTTGCCAGTGGCGGGCAGCAGCTGCGCCCAGGTCTGCCACGCGGCAAACAGCTCGTGCAGCGCCATCGCGCCCACGGTCGACCCTTCCGACCGCTCCACGCACAGATTGAGGAAGCGGCCGAGAATGTCATTCTCGTCGAGATACTTGTCGGTCGCTTCGCGGATCGCGTTGGGCACCGGCAGACCGCCGTCGAGATAGGCGAGCGCACCGCGCACCATCCGGTTGAGGATCCCGCTGGCCTCCTTCAGCAGCTTGGCTTTGAGCAGCAAATCCTGCTCTTCATCGGGGATGATGATGGGCCAGGGGACGATCTGGATCCGCCGCCTTATGCCGTGGTCAGTGCCGATGCGCGGCGTGTTGTTGCAGATGATCGTGTTCTTGAAGGTGATCTGCAGCTCGAATGGCGGCTTCAGCAGCTCGCGCACGCCGCCCTTCGGCTCGTCGCTGGTCAACTCCTTCACCAGCGCATCGTCGAACTTCGATCCTTCCTGCGCTTCGTTGGCGGTCACCATCCGTCGCCCGGCGAGCGCGGCCAGATCCGGCGTGGCATCGGCCCCGCCTCGACGGCGATCGCCGCCGGTGAAGCTGTCGATCGACGCGGCCCAAGCATAATCGCCCAGGATCGCGCGCTTCGTATTGATCCACACACCCTTGCCGTTGGCGCCCTCGCCATAGAAGATCGCCATCTTCTGCGCCGATGCGTCCCCGAGCATGTTGTAACCGGCCCACACGTCGAGAAAATCGCGCATGTCGGCCTCGGGCTGCACCGTCTCGAGGAAGCCGTCATAGGTCGGGCAGGCGGCCTTCGGATCATAGTCCGCCGTCGCCATCTTCGTGATCAGATCCTCGCGCCGATGCGGATCGCGCGTCACGCTGGCCTTCCCGCCGTCCTGGGGGCGGGCGAAGACGAGCGTCCCGTTCGCGACGCACACCCGCAGCGGATCGACGTCGAATTCAATCACGCTGCGCGAAAGCCGCGCCTCGGCCATCGCGGCGATGCATTTGATATGGCCGGCGCCTTCCGACGTCCGGCCCCATTTGGCAATCGAGTCCGACAAGAGCGTAACGACGCCGCGCTTCACGCTCAGCACCTTGTCGAGCTTGCCGGCGTGCTCGCGCCGATGCTCGGCTTTCTGCTCGTCGTCCCACATCTCCATGATGTCGGGCATGACGCCGCTTTCGCGGATCAGCTTCGCCTCATCCTGAATCGCGCGCATCGTGTCCTGTATGGCGCGGCCGAGCTTCGCCATCGCCATTTCGCGACCCCAACGGCGCTCGTCCCACGCCAGCCAACCCCACGCCTCGACATAGATGAAGTCGCGGCCATGCCGCTTCAGAAACCGCTCCAGATTGCCCAGATCGGTCTGCGGCAGGAACGCACATTCGCGGTCGACCTCGCCCCCCGCACCCCGTTCCTGATCACCATCGCCTTTCCCTCCCCCGTGGGAGGATGGCTTGCCATTGGTGTCATTGGCGGGGTGCGGGGCTTCGCGAGCGGCGGGAGCGTGGGAGGATCCGGGATCCGCGCCGGTACCTGGGCCAGGGGAGCCGCTGCCGCGGGAGCGTGGGCGGGAAAGGCGGTCTCGGATTGATGCCGTGATCTCTCCGAGATCACGAGGGTTGTTGAGCCCGGCGGACCAGCCGCTCGCGATCGTCGCGGCGATCTGACTCGGATCGTCGCGGCCGGGATTGGCGCGCGCGGCCGCCTCGATCGACGATCGCGCGATCGTCTCGTCGAGCACGCCGGCCGCGACCAGCGCGGCGATCTTCAGCGCGCTTTCGTTGAGCTGTGCGTTCCGCGCCCCGCTCCGCGCATTGCGCACCGCCTGACACTCGCCGTCTAGACCGCGCATCGCATATTTGCGCAGCTCCTCGAACAGCTGATCGTCGACGTCGGCCGGCCGGGCCGGCCCCGGCCGCGACGGCGCGGCCGCATTGGTCGACTCGCTCGCGGGATCTTCCGACGTCGCCGCTCGCGATCGCGTCCGGCACAGCTCCACCACTTCGGCCGGCGCCTCGCTCACCGGGGCGTCATGCTTGCCGCGCAGCCAGCGATAGCTTCCCACGGCCGCCCCGCTATGCTCGCCGTTCACGCACCGGCTCGGCGGCACGATCACATAGCCGCCGGCCGCGCGCACATCGACATGCTGTGGCAGATTATTCTTCTTCGTGCCCACCCGGTTGCGCAGCCGCTCGCCGGCATCGGCCGGCTGCAGCAGATAGACATGGACGCCGCCCGATGGCGTCCGCGCCGCCAGCGAGGTGGGCAGCTCGCATCCGGTGACCGCCTCCAGCTCCGCCTTCAAGGATTCGAGCGTGAATTCCTCGCCGGTTTCGGCGTCGTGGCGTGGATCGAAATCGAGCGCGAAAAGGCCATGATCGCCCATCGCCAGGCCAATCATCGCGTTCGGCCAGCGCTTCCACCATCCCCGAATGACCGTCTCATCGCTCGTCGCATCCTTCACGCCGTTGCCCGAATAGGGCGCCTTGGCCTTCAGCAGCACGGTCTCGCCCTTGCCGTTGACGAATGTCTCGTCACCCTCCCGGCATGGGAAGACGCGCCAGCCCCGGCGTGCATATTGGAGCGCCGCTTGACCGAGCGGCGAGGGGAGGGAGGCGGCGGCCATCGGAAACTTTCAGGCGGGAGGATCGGGACGTTCGGGAGGACCGCCTCAGAAGGGAACGTCGTCGTCCAGCTCGTCGCCGGCGAAGGATCCTCCGCCGCCGCCCTGGCCTGTCCCGGACCCCGATCCGGGATCACCCCAGCCCCCGCCGGCGGATCCGCCGCGATCGCCACCACCGCCACCGCCGCCGCCCGAGGCGCCGTCGTTCCGATCGAGCAGCACCAGCACCGCGCCGTAGCCCTTCAGCACGACTTCGGTCGAATAGCGGTCCTGGCCCTGCTGATCCTGCCACTTGCGCGTCTGCAGCTGGCCTTCGAGATAGACCTTGCTGCCCTTGCGCAAATAGCGTTCGGCGACACCGGCCAGCCCGTCATTGAGGATCGAGACGCTATGCCATTCGTTCCGGTCGCGCCGCTCGCCCGATTGCCGGTCCTTCCATGATTCCGACGTAGCGACGCGCAGGTTCACCACCTTGCCGCCCGACTGAAAGGACCGGGTCTCCGGATCCCGGCCGAGATTACCGACCAAAATCACCTTGTTGACGCTTGCCATTAGCCCCCCATCGCCGCGAGCAGCGGCGCATCACTCTTCGATCCAAAATTGGCGGCGTCGTCCGGCAACCACAGACGATCGCGTGTGCCCGGCCCGATCGGCATGATCGGCCTGGGCGCAGCACCCTTCATCCAGATGAACCACGCATAGGCGGTCGCGCTGCTCGCTTCCGGGTCCCATCGCCCCAGCACCATCGGCACGCGCTCGCTGAACGGCGCCAGCACCGTCAGCGGCTCCGCGCCGTGCAGCAGCTCATGGCGCCCTGCGCCTTCGAGGAACGACAGCCGCAACAGCATCGCCACCCCGCGGCGCGCCCGCTGAAGGCCGAGCCGGATGAAGTCCGGCGCCGTGCGGAATGGCGGATTCGTCACGATCCAGTCGGGGGGATCGATCGGGATAGCGGGATCTAGGAAGTCGATCAGATAGCCATAGCCGTGCGAATGCACATCGCTCGCCAGCACACTCTCGAAATAATCGCGAAACGACGCCGCCATTTGCCCCGCGCCGCAGGCCGGCTCCCACACGGTGCGCGCATCTGGATCCAGCCTTCGGATCAGCTCCGCACCCGCCCGCGCCGCCCAGGGCGGCGTCGGGAAATAATCGAGCTGCCGGTAAAGCGCGGCCTGCGCATCGTCGGCCTCCACCAGCTCCGGCGCCCGCCTCGCCATCACGGCGGTGGAGTTCGGCACCCGCGTCATGCCGGAAACCCGTCATGCAACACGCCATCGAGCAGGCGCCCGGTGATCTTCTTCGTACCGCGAAACATCGTGCCTTCCGGCGCGGATTTCAGCGGAGCGTAAGAGCCCCATTGCTTGAACAGGAATGGCACCCCGGCCGACGCGCACTGATCACGCAGGCTCCGCGCCCAGCCGGGATGCATCGGCCGCGCGCCGGGGCCGCTCTCGCCTCCGACGATGACCCAGTCGAGTTGACGAGTTTCGGATGTAATGGCAGCGGGTTCGCCTTCGCTGGAGAAGGGTCCGTGTTCCGTGAGGATTTGAACGGCGCGCTTCCATGGGCATTGCTCGTCCCGCGGGATGTTGTTGCTTTCGCATCGGTTCCCGTACCCCTCGCCGTCATCGCAGCCTTGGCAGGCGGCGGACGGCGCCAACCATGGCTCGATATTCACCGGCCCCAGCAACGGCTCCGCTGATATCCACCGCTTCGCCGCCGGCGTCGCCAGCAGCGGCGGAATCCGCTCATCGGCGGCGCGCTGATCCTCGACCGATACGCCGAGCCAGACGTTCGGAAGCGGCCAATCAACCTCTTCAAACGCGCCTGCTGCACATGGCGAACTAGTCAGATCGACGCATATATCGCCAAATCGATCATCCAGCGCCTCGGGGCTGGCATGGAAGCAATCGTAGATGGAGCTGAGATAGTCGCGCATCCGCTCAGCCCGCTTGGTCAGCACCTGAAATTGATGATGCGGGCACAGCGCCATTACCGCGAACACCCGGTCGATCCATTCGTCAGGCACCGCCTCATGGAAGAGATCGCCATGGGCGACGACGAAGATCCGGCGCGGCCGGCGCCAGCGCAGCGGCTCGGTCAGCCATTGTTCGTTGAACCGCACCTCGCCGGTCCAGACCGGCCCCGCCTTCGTGTCGACAGTCAGCCCGACGCGCGAAGAGTGCGACGATAGACGGGTGCCGGCGAGCAGCATCGCATAGCAGTTCTTGCAGCCGGCGCTATGGACCGAACAGCCGGTGATCGGATTCCAGGTCGCGTCGGTCCATTCGATGGGTGTGTTGTCAGCCATGACCGCCGCCCGTCAGGCCCAAGCCCTGCTGCTGCGGATGATTCGCGGCGATCCACTCGCGCACCTCGCGAGCAACGGTCAGATACTCGCCGCTCGGATCCTTGGTGACTTCCTGCCCTGGCCGATACGCCCGCCACACCTTCGCGCGGATCTCCGCCGGCAGCATGTACCAATGCTTGCGGCAACCCCACATCGCCGGGGGCACCTTCTTGTCGCAGCCGGTCCAATGGCAGTGATGATCAAACGTCGTGTTCCGCCGCGCCTGATCCCGAACATAGTCCGCCTTATGATTGCCCATCGGCTTCGCCTTTCCCCGGATCCGGCAAATGCATCTCGGCACGGATCTCGGCGGCGAACGCGGCGAAGTACCGCCGCAGCTGCCGCGCAGCGCGCTCGTCGATTACGTCGTTGCCGCCCGCTTCGAGCAGCCTTTCGAACCGAGTCGACCAGCTCTCCGCGAGAGCCGCGCAGGCCTCGCGCTCGATCTTGACTGGATCGTTCATGCCGCGTCTCCCGATTTGGCCGCGCGCGCGGAATGCTCGAGCCTGGCAAGCGCCAAGATCGTCGGCCTCAGTTCCGGCGCCGCCTCATCGAACGCCACCACTTTGCGATGCCGATTTCCGCCCGCCAGCCGCGGCAGCAGCGCGCGGGGAACCGCCTCCCAGTTCGAGGGATCTACATTGCTGCGATCGCCATCGAGGCACTTGAGCGCGTGGCCCTTCGGGCGCGGACCGTTCAGGATCTCCCATTCGATCAGATGAACTGCGCGCCATCGCGACTGCAGCGGCATGCCGTCATGGATCTTGCGCTCGCGATAGCCATCCTTGCTCAGCCGCTCGGTACCGATCGGCTTGTAAAGACGGGCGGCAACGCCTCGCCGCTCGCCCTTCACGAAATGCGTCCTGCGGGCGTTCGGATGCCGGCCGCCCTTTCCGGGCTCGCACGGTTTGCCTTTGTTGATCGGCGTCTGGCCCTTCTCAAAGCGGCCGGTGCGGCCCGTCTTCAGGCCGCGTCGCTTTCGGAGCGAGTTGAGATTCGCGGCCGATACATCGGTTCGATCGAAGCGCCCGCAAAATTCGCGGTGCAGGTCGCGGATCGACAAGGTCGCGTTGGCGTCGATCCATGCCAACTGCTCGACGCTATACGGAATCCAGACGCCCTTCATTCGGATTTGCCCAGCGCCGGCAGCATCGGGATGAACCGATCGCCATGGTTTGCGATGATGGTCGCGGCTTTCAGCTGGAGATCGGCATTGCGCACGATCTGCTCGGCGACGGAGACGATCGCCTCGGTGCGCTGGCTCTCCTGCTCGATCTGCTCGGCGGTAAGGTTCTCTTCGCCGAGCCGCTCCAGCTGCGCGAACAGATGGTTGTTCAGGTCGCTAAGCTTGTTTTTCATGATGCGTTCCGCGCCCCCGTGCTCTTCCCTGTGCGCACGATCGTGATCACGCGCTGCGTCGGATATCGCGCCGGCCGGTTGAGGATCAGCCCCTCCTTCACCAGGATCCGAAACAGATAGCTCACCTGCTTGGCCGAACTCAGGCCCAGCGCCTCCGCGATCTCGACATTGCCTCGGCAAGGCACACCCTTCTCCGCCCAGGCGTCGAGCATGTCGAACAGCTCCGCCGCGTGCGGGTCCATATGCTGGACGATGCGGGCAATCCGGTGCGGCTGCGGCAGCACGGCGGGCCAGGGCGCGGCCGTCCGCTGCGCGATATAGTCCTTCGCCTTATGATCCTGCGTCAGCGCCACGAGCCCCAACGTCGCCAGATGCCGCAGCCGCGCCGGGGCCTTCGCCCATTGCGGCAGATAGCCATGCGCATAGACCAGCTCGGCCCCGGCCGGCGCGAGCCGCACCCACGCCTCCACCGCCTCGGCCAGCATGCACGCCCCGTTGCCGCGGAGTGACGATGTCGAGGTCTGCATCGGCCCGCGCACCCGCCCGCCCAGCTCAATCGGAAGCCCGATCGCCGCCGGATCGTCATTCGCCGCCGGCATCATCGCCGGCCCTTCGATCTGCAATGCCATCATGCCTCGCCCTCCCGTTTGAGAATGATTCCGCCCGGCCGTACGCTGCGACGCGCCAGCGCCTCACCCGTCGCCGCGTGCAGCGCCGCCAGCTGGCTGTCGTCGAGCGTGATCGACAGGCCCATGCCCGCGATCATCGTCAGCCGGCCGAACAGCCGGATCGTCCGGAACAG